CATTTCATGTATTTATCGAACTGGTTCGCCTGTTTTGAAACGATCATGTTCAGTTGTTTTTCACACCAGTTTAGTTTTACGATGTGCTGATTAGAAACGGACTGAACATAATGACAATAACCATAAAGAACATAAGCCTTTTCGCAGCATTCTTCGGGGGTTAAAGATTCTAATTCTACACTTTCTAAATTGATAATAGTTTCAACTTCTGGATTTATCTGAATGGAATATATTTGCTCTCCTGAGATATAGTTATCTAAAGAGTCAACAAAATATTCAAAGCTATCGGTTGAAAATTGACTTTTTCCATTCATCGTCTTCGCCTTCGTGACTCAATACAACAATTTCGATCTCGTTTAAATCACACCATCTGATTTTATCTCTGTCTCTAGCTTTAGCTTTCTGGAAACCTTGTTTAGTTTTATGGTAAAATTCATTAAATTCATAATGCTGCCTGCCATGAACCTCTACGACAAGTTTGCGTGACGGCACATAAAAATCTGCAAATAGCGTCGAAGATCGTGTCAGCGTGGCGCTACCGGGAAGATAGACTTCCTCTAGAATTATAGTGCGCGGGAAGAGTTCACGCAAGATGGCTCTGACTCTTTTGTGAAGACTGGAGCATTTTCTTTTGTTGTGTCTAGCAGTTTTTCCTACGAGCTTCCATTCTCTTTCCCGACCATCGAATCCTGTAACTTTCACAGCATACTCTTTATTTCTTCTTCGAGAATTTCTAATGTAATAGGATTACTGCTTAAAAAAGCCGCGACCCTGTCTTGCCCTTGAAATTGAAAAAATGACTTTACTTCCTTTTCATCTTCTACATCTATATCATTAGCTATGAGTAAGTCTTTAACCCTGTCAATATTTTCAAGAAGGTAATTACAAGTATACCAAGCTCCAGCTTTAGCTATTAGATCTAAATCTACCGCCATTATAAACAACTCTTGGGTTTTGTCGATTCCTAGGCCGTATTTAAGCCATCCCTGAGCTTCACTGCCGGGAAAGCCTCCTGCGGCGGAAGTCTTAATTTGCCAATGAATCATTTGTCCAATTTGCTTACCCCCAGATACCCATGGCTTTATATATTTTATTTCTAATATGTTGTCTGTTTGATATTGAATCCCACGACCACCATCAGCCACTTTACTCTTACCAAATCCAGAAGTGTTCGCAATTAGGTGCGTAATCATAATAACAATGGCTTTTTGTCTTGGTACAATGCCTCCTAATTTTTTGCACCAGTTTTTTAGAAGCTTCGGTAGAGATGGGCGATATTGAGCGTTGACATCATCGATTAATTCCTTTTCTGGGATAAGCGATGAAATGGAGTCTATTATCAATACACAACCGGGAGTATTTTTGATATAAAATTCGGCAATATTAAGGAATTGTTCCGCACTCATGGGTTCATCCACAGTGCCAACAATCTTCATTTTTTCAATATCCAGCCCATCGATACCCGTAAGGTTTATTGATTTTAACCTGCCCTCTGCATCGAGATATATTATCGGTTTAGAACCGTATTTTTCCTGTTGACAGGTGGCGGCGAATTGAAGGGCTGTTGTTGTTTTTCCGCTTTTAGGATCGCCAGTAAAAGTAACCCAGCCTCCTTCTTGGATGCCGCCGCCAAGAGCCAAATCTAAAGCGGGGCTAACGGGAATGATTTGTAGATTAGATCTTTCTTCAAAAACCTCTGTTCCACTTCGTACTACATGCCCATACTTTTTGATAATTTCTTTTGTTGTGTCATCATCCAGTATTTTAGCTATAGCTTTAGCCATCTAAGTCCCTCAGTTTTTGAATCGTGCTTTTTCTACCAAACGGTTTTCGTGGAGGAGCAGCTTCTTCTGTTATGTACTTTTTAGGTACAATTTCACGATCTTTTTCTTTGTCTACTTTTGTCTGCTCATATTTAATTATATTCTCCAGAGCTTTTAGACGTAATGAATACATCCATTTACCCCTTGGTGACTTGAGAGCATTTATGATAGCGATTTCGTCATACTTCTTAAGAAGTTGGTACGCTTTTGTCACCTGACTTCTGAATTTGTTCTTCCACTTTGTTGTATTCCACAATTTGAAAGCTGGAGTACCTTCATTCGCCTTTTCTGCCTCTCGCAATAAAACCATCTCTGCTATGTACTGAGCGGCATCGCATTCTTGTCCAGTTGTAACGTGTTTATACTTCTTCATATGACTTGTTCTTGGTAATCAAACAAACTCCTGCTTCGGCAGGATCTCTAATTTCAAATTGGTCTGGTACGATTTCGGGCAAGCTCCAATGTCTAACCCTCAACTCGCCGTTTTCTAGTATGCCAGCTATAAAAGAATGATTGGTTCTGTCTCCGAACATAAATTTTCCAGCGGACTTACAAAAATAATAGCCGTCGCCGCCCTCTCCGACAACCTCAACATGGGAACGATTTTTTATTTTCATCCCGGTGATATAAAGGTTATTCTCTTTACAATGCGTCCCCAACCTTTCCCACGCGCTGTGTGGCTCCACACCCGGCCTGTCATCGTCCTGATAAACAGTTTCTCCGTCAGACAAAGTAACAATCCAGATGGGGTTGCTGTCGGCGTATTGATTGATGTATCCATCAATAGAAGTGCTTATTGACATCTACTTTTTGATCCTGTGTATGCAAGAAGAATCAGAAGACTTGGGTACTGTGGATTTAGAGGCATCGGCTGTTTCAGATGCAGCCGGTGTCATAACGGTAACACCCCTGCCTTCTTTATGACCGAACAGTTCACCAGCAATCACCCTTTCCTTTTTTTCATCTTGAGCCTGAGACGTATGCGTTGTTTCAGAATTGCTGTCTAGATATTTTGATACGATCTTTTGATTTCTGTTTAAATCTTCTGCGAGTTCTTTGATATCTCTATCAGAATGATTGTCTATGTAAAATTTCTCAACCCTATTTAAGGGACCGCTTTTCTTAGACATGGATATACTCTCTTTCTGCTCTGATGAGGGATTCACCGTTCTTAGTTTTTAGATAATCGAAATAGAGATTAAATATCTTCTCATTGACTCTTTTAAATTCAGAAATCCTTATCTTTGTTGCATCAATCCCTTGCGGGTCAAACATTTTGCCCCGGAAGAACTTAACATAGCAAAAATTGGTTTGCTTGCCGTTTTCGACAAGTATGTGCATTTTGGCACAAACCTGTTGGGTTTCTGTCTTTGTTTCTTTACCATTGCCTAAAATATATCTACGATTTACTTTCTTGAGAACCTCTCCGAAATCTTCGTGCTTGTCTACCATGTTAAACCTCTATAGATTTAGAGTGTATTTCTACATAATCTTCAGTATCTTGATCTATGCTAACAAAACTGCTTGTCTCTGTTCCCCCAATATAAAACTCACCGGAGATTTCTTTATTGAGGCTCGACCCCCCGCATCCATCATTTTCACAGATAACCTTTACGGTTGTTAGCCTACTCGATTCTTTAACTCTCCATATATCGACGTGCTCGGTTCCACAAGACATACATTTGATAAATACGTGTCCCAAGTCTGTCAACCCGCTTTTAGTAGGCTCTTGCTCACTCATTTTTTCCCCTCTTGAATATATCTCTTCTTTTGTTCGGGAGTCATTTTGAAGACTTCGTTTTGGGATGCTTCTCCATCCTTATGATACCAAGGCTGACTCCTTTTGTCAACATTTTTGCCTTTCGCGTGTTGCCGTTTTTTCTCGTCTAACTCGTATTTTCCAAATTTTTGAGTGTTGCGTTCAGCTAATTGACCCAGCGTTGTAGGCTCCGCTCTTACAAAAGACGTAAAGCTGCCCAAAATTCGCTCTAGTTTGTGCTTCTTACAAGATGGACACTTTCTTCTTTTTTTGTACTGTTTTATTGGCATAACATCAGAAAATGTATGTTCACAAGCCAAACATTTGTATGCATATTCCGGCATTTTATAGTCCTAGGTAGTATAGCAAAAGAAATTGTGCCACCGTTAGAGATATTATACTTAACCAAGCGTAAAGTCTTTTGTAGTGGTATAAGACTATCAGAAGTCCTAGAGCTAGAATTGTTCCAGCCATCTTTACGCCCATAAATAACGCAACGTCTCCGTCATCTTGTCTCATTAAGTATCGACCAACAGGATTCTGCTCATTATAAAGCATTATGTGTTGATTCTTCACGGCCCAGTATAAGTCGACTGAAGAAATCATACCGATAGCTATCCACATCATAGCGAAGTAAAACTTATGGTCTCGTTTTGCTATCAGCTTAGTCATCTTCTAGCCTGTCTAAAATGCTGGATATAATTTTGTTCCTAATTATATCACATCGTTCTAGTTCTACAATACTGACACCCTTAAGGTCTTCAAGCCTGTCCGCACACTCCTCTAGGGCGCCGCTAACACTCTGTGGCAGATCAGTTTGTTCTATGTCACCATTAATCACACATTTGGATCTAGACCCCATTCTTGTGATTAACATTTTTATTTGTTTGTATGTGGCGTTTTGTGCCTCGTCTAATATGATGAAGGAGTCATGAAAATTTCTCCCTCGCATATACTCCAAAGGACAAATTTCTACTCGTTTTTCTTTTAGCCACTTTTCAGCGATCTCCTTTGACAGGTACAAATTCATCTCATCAAAGATAGGCACCAGATAAGGGTGTATTTTATCCTGAAAAGTTCCGGGCAAGAACCCTAATCCCTTGCCAGATTCTACTACTGGCCGAGTGACTATAATTTTATTTACCTTATTTTCCAGAAGGTATTGGCAACCCAGCCCTACAGCAATCGTTGTTTTGCCGGTTCCCGCTGGACCAATACATATTGTAACATCAGATTCAATCATCGACCTTATATATTTTGCTTGATTTTCCGTTTTTGGTTTGAGTCGTCTACCGCCAGACCGTTTTTTTTGCATGTTTTATTTACCTGATGAGCCAAAACCGCCATCTCCTCTATCGGTTTCATTCAGGCTTTCAACTTCCCACAAATAAAAATCATCCACTTTTTGGATTAGAATTTGAGCTATCCGGTCCCCTGAATTTACCAAATAGGGACGGTCATTACCATTGTACAAACAAACTTTGATCTCTCCTCTGTATCCCGAATCTATTACTCCAGCATAACGGTGAATACCCTTTACACCCATGGAAGATCTATCCCAAATTAAACCCGCATAGTTTCTGGGGAGAGCCATGGCTATGCCGGTTGGTATCAATTTAACTTCTCTAGGATTCAAAATGGTAGACCCATCCATCAGGGCGTACAAGTCGAATCCAACATCTGTTAAATTCGCCTTGGTGGGTATTTTAGCGTCTGGTTGTAACTTTTGAACTTTAATGCTTCCTATTTCCGACGATATCGCCATCCGGTTGTGCCTCCTATATAAGTTCGCATTTTCCTCCAGCGCAAGCTAACTCTTGCTCTAGTTTGGTATTGTCATGTTCTTCAATACACGTTGTATATTCTACTGCCTGATATGAACGCTTTACATCAACCCATTCTTTCCAGTTATAAACATCTTTCATGCAATAGGTTAATCTTTTAACGTCTCCATCCATGTATTTGTCAGCAAATCTTTGGCATCTTAACGCCCATTCTTTCTTTCCGTTGCCTTTGATTTTATCGCCTAGTCCCAGCATGGAATCGCAAGCAGTCCAGAGATTATCTTCCCACAAATTTAATGCAACTTCGATCAAACCACTGACAAACATGGCTCCATCTCCATAATGCGACACCATCTCGCTAGGAAGGTAAACAGTCGTAAACGGGGCTTGGGGATAATCTTTATCTCCGCTTACGGGGAGTAGAGATACTCCGCAAAAAAACTTACGGTTTTTATAAATGAACTTTTCTACTTCTTCCCATTCTTCGGGCTTAACATTAATTGTATTGGACACATTATGTTGTAAAAATGGCTGAACACACAGGCTTTCGTTCCGGCCACCCATAACCCAATTCTTTTGTGTGCTTTTAACATACTCTAATAAACCTATCGCTCCTATTTTATTCTTGAGTTTAGAGCCAGCTGGAACTTCTATACAGAAAGAGATTACATCATCTGTTTCGTTGCTTGACCAGACCGACTCTTCACAGGCTCTTGGGTTTGATTTCTTAAAGTGCTGATATATATTCTCCATCTTGTTAGCCTGCACGCGCCGGATGTAACGCTTGGCGTGATGAGGATGAATACCGGAGCTAGTTCCTAAAATACAGCTAGCAGTGCCTTCTGGTTTGACGCAAGTAGTTCTAGCTGCCGGATTAATTCCGATCTTCGCCGCAAACTCTTTATTCGTCTTCTTTACAACTCTAGCGCCCTCCTTTTGGACTTCAGGATCGAGACAAATCTCGTGCTGTTCCATAATCCCAGTCATGGAAACGCCCAATAGGGCTTCTCGCCGGAATATCCTCTCGCTGATCTCTCCTAAATATGGTAAATCAGTAAAACCGGCCTGAAGCGTTCCAATAATTGCAGCAGCGCGACAAGATTCAAAAAATTCTTTCTTGGTGTTAACTTTTGCACAATTAATGGTACTGAGATTACATGCTTGCCATCC